AGTTTTTTAAGAGTTGACTTTGAATTATTAAGTTTCTCTAACTCAGGTTGGAGTTCGGTATCAATCTTAGATAAAAGAGTCTCGTTTTGATCGGTAACTTCTTCGATCTCGGTTTCTATTTCTTGAATACTATTTTCTTTCTTACCAATTCTTTCTTTACCACTTTTATCCAAATCACGGATAAAGTTTTCTTGCATCTCAATTTTTTCCTCAACCATGTCCTTCTTGATTGAGTACTCACGAATAAGTTCATTAGTTTTACGCATCCGATCTTTCAGGATGTTATTCATCGTGGAGAAGATCTTGATGTCCAAAAGATCTTCAACAATCTCCCGACGATTGGAGGAAGTCAACTGCATGAAGGGAACAAATGTTGCAGATCCCAAAATAACAGTCTGAGTAAATGACTTGTAGTTGAGTTTAAGAATACTTTCTTCCAGTTTCTTCTGTTGATCTGCAGCTGCGGCATCCTGATCTTGCAGTTTACCGTCAACCCAAATCTCAAAAATATTTGGTTTAATTCCACGAACTACTTTATATTCACGGTTGCTAATAGAAAACTCAATCTCAACAACACAGTCTTTTTCATTTACTGAGTTGATAAGTTGTGGTTTATTAATCTTTCGAAATGGTTTATTATACAGAGAAAAGGTAAGAGCGTCTAGGATAGTACTCTTACCAGAACCGTTAGTTCCTATGATTAAATTTGTATTAGCGTCTTGAAAATTTACTTCAGTGAAATTATTTCCAGTTGATAGGAAATTTTTCCAACGAATTTTGTCAAATACAATCACTTTTTAGATCTCTCAGGAAAATAGTCTTGCATTGCGCCTTCTCTATGCAAATCACTGGTAATACAATGCAATCCACCATCCCAAAAATATCTGTGACGGAAATTAACAATGTGTGGAGTCACTCCGTGACGTTCAAATGCATCAAAGACTTTCTTATTATAATTATTACATACAACGTTCTTTTCGTCAATGACTAACATGTTTACATCAAAAACTGTTTCCTCAACATAAAGAACCCAATCTTTAAGCCAAGTTTCAACGAAATCAGTAAAATCATCATTCAACTCTTCACCGGGAACCCACCACTTACCAGCATTCTTATGTTTTAATTTTAAGAATGGGTCAACTTTTTCCCAACCTTCATTTGGCAATTCAACAACTTCCCAATCTGGGAAAGTTTTTTTATACTTTGACATTTTCTGAAGTGAGACAATCAACCCAGGTTTAACTGGAGTAAAGACTCCATCACTATGAGTAGCAGATTCTAAAGCGTAAATTCTATAGTCATCCTCAACATGAGAATGAACTTCTTTTATGTTGCGAAGGAGATATTCTTCAGGTTCGTTTTCTGTAATTTCACCATGATATATATCCTTACCGATGCGAATTATATTAGCTCCATTGGCATAAGTATCTTCTACTATTTTATTTTTATGAGATTCAACCAATTCTCGTATACTCTTAAAAGAATCCCAAATTTTATTATTTGGGAAAGTAGATAATGGATCATGGTTTATAGATCTCATCATCAACTTTATTTTTTGAAGGATATCTTTTTGAACTACTGGATTATATTTCGAGATTTTTTTTCTTAAATTATTTAAAATTTCTTCATTATTATCTTCATTTCTACTCAGTATCAAATCGATTTCATAATCAAGATTTAATCCAGTATAAACACGATGGTTATTTATCATCCATCGAGAAGAATAATTTAAACCTGGCATAAAAAAAGTATTACCAAGCATAAGAGTGTAATCTCTAGGACACATTGGAGGTGGATAATATCTCCAACCATCATAAAAATGATCTTCTCTATTTTGAGAAATATCTGTTCTTACTACTTGAACATTGAAAGACTCTAACAATTTGATAAGTTTTTGATAATCCTCTTCAGTTTCTATAGCAATTCTTTCCATCACAGAACGAACTTTGGGATTCTCAATAAAACTATAGAACTCTGGTCCGTAACTCCGACCAACTGCACATATTTTTAAAGGATCCCAATGTTGGTAGACCGATAACATACTTTAATAATTTCTTGGAGGTATAACAAAATCATCTGAAGAGATGATAGCATACCTATAATTATACTGATAACAGGCTCTTATTGCAAGTTCCGGATCTATTTCAACAACTTCCATTTCGGGGTGGTCATCTGCCTCTAAAAGTCCGGCAAATCTTTCTGCATCGTCCTCTTCTTGAAAAAAGTACAAGGTTTTTTCACCATTAGTATCTACAATGGCATATGCACCATCTTCTTCTCCGTATGGTGTTACCATGTACATATCATTCCATTTCGCAAGCTTCCTGGTAGACTTCTCTCAAAAGTGTTTTGACCTTTTCTTTATCTAGATCAAAATCAGAGTCCTCAACGTATTTATTTAAAATGGTGATCGTGTCTTCAACCTTTTCAGAATCAAACTCCACATCATCATCGTTTACTTCAAAGTTTTCAACGATCTTGATATCTACTACACCAGTTTTATAGATCTTGTCAACGAACTTTTCGAACTGAAGTTGATCAGACTTTTTACGAACAACAATCTTTACGATCTTGTCCTTATAAGGTTCTGCGTTGAACAGTTGTGATTTCTGATCTTCGTAATAAATTCGTTCAAACATCGTATAAGGATTCTGAACAAACTCAAGTTCAAAAGTTTCTGTATCAAAGAAACTAAAACCACGTTTGTCGTTTACATCATTCCAGAATAACTGATAGGGATTGCCAAGATAAAAAATCTTACCGTTGTTAGAACGAGTATGATAATGTCCAGAACAAACGATTTGAAACTTGTCAAGGACACTAGTTTCCATACCATGTTGTTGAACATTGCCAGGATAAACTGCGAATCCTTGTAGTTCCAAGTGACCAAACGCAGCTTTTGCTTTCGTCTTGGAGAGTTTATCTAATGTCTCTTCTTGATTCTCTGCAGAAATCCAGGGAATCATAAAGGTCTTTATTCCTGCAACATCGTATTCACCAGGACTGGAGATGGGAACAATGTTGTCATACTCTCTTAAAAGGGACTCAATGGAGTTGACTTCATTAGTGTTCTTGTAATATGCGTCGTGGTTTCCTACAATTTGATAAACAGTAATTCCAAGATCACGGAATCTGTCATAAACATTTTCTTTTGCCCAGTTCAGACACCAAAAATCAATAGACTTGCGACTATCAAATGCATCACCAAGGTGGATGCAATGTTTGATTTTTCTCTTCTCTAGTTCTGGAAAGAAAATATCCTCATAGAACTTTTTAAAATAATCATGAAATGTTTTACTGCCCTTACGGCCTCCGTAATGGGTATCAGTAATCAGTGCAATGGAACTCATTGATACATCTTTGTTTGAATAGAATCTTTAATGCTATTATAGTCGGAAGAGTTGCCGTAGTCATCGTCTACCGTGAACACTTCGTCATAACCAGACCTCTCAATGATTTTACTTCTAATCTCCATCTGTTTTTTCTCCTTCTGGATTCTACGGAGAAATGCATAATGAATGATCTGCGTAAAGTAAGCAAAAGGATTCGAGGATTTCTCAGGGTTAAAATTATGAATGTACTGAACGCAATTCTCGATTCCATCACAGATCATGTCCTCACGGAACATGTAGTTGACAAAGTTTGGTTTGTAAGAAAGGTGCGTGGCAATCTTTAGGAAACATTCTCCTAGGTAATTCGTAATCCTTGGTTTTGGTTCACCTTTTTCAGCTGCTGCAGCAACCTTTCTTTTATATTCTACAATTGCTTCTAAAAATTCTTTATTATTTACATAATGTTCTGATCTTTTTCTAGTTCTTTGCATAGTTCCATAAGTCCCTTTTATCTTAAGTTGTTTAAATTATAACATTATGAACAACTCTTGACAAGACCCCCCAATACCTTGTACAATTACTCTGTGGAGTTTCAAAGATTAGCTATCTTTAATATCTTCTTTATAGAGTTTTTCAAACATTTTTCTTGCTTCAGAAACTGATTGAAAGTTATGATCGTTTTCTTCTGAGTTTTTAAAGTTTTTTTCTGATTTTTGATTTAAAAATTTTTTATACATCTCTATTATTTCTGGGTCACGAATTTCACTAATTGTAATTACTCTATCCATATGTAATAAAAATGTATCATCGTCAGAAAATTTTAACCAAGGATCTACTTTATAACCTTGCACTCCAATCTGTTTCATCACAATCACTTCTATAACTACAGGATTGTGTAGTATTAAAAATAATTCATCATCCTCTGAAGAAGGACAAACTGTTGATAATATTTCTTCTCCAGATATTAATTTAATTACTGCATAGAAATCGTCTTCCATCATTCTTTTAAATTTACCTGTACGAACTCATAGTTGAAATTTTCTTCGTTATAAATTTTAACTCTCTCAATTAAATGATTTAGAGTATAATTTTTTCTAGAATTTTTAGTGCAATCATCAGCAATGTCGTAAAGGACTGCTTGAGTTTTATTATTTCCTTTTCTTAAGACTCTTCCAATTGATTGGAGATTACGAATTCTAGACTTCGAAGGTGAAGCAAAAATAACATTGTGTAAATTCTTAATGTTAATGCCTGTTGAAAACGTTCCATAAGATGCGACAATAATTGCATTATCTTCTTTGTCAACAATTTCTCGAACTAGTTCTCTTTCTTCTGCACCAACACCACCGTGAACATAAAAAACTTTACGTCCATCCTTTACCGAATTATTTATTGATTCGTATAATGGTTGTCCATGAGATTCAACTCTTGAGAAAAGTACAAGAGTGTTTCCTTTGAGATCTAATGCAAGGTTTTTAATAAACTTATTTCTTTTTGGATGTCCAATAATGAACTGAACTTCATCCTCAAAGTTCTCAAATGTTTGTGGATTATGTTTGAGGATAATGATTTTGATTTGAAGTTTAGATAAATGTCCTTTGTCAATAAGTTCTTTAGTTTGAGTGACTTTGTATGATGGGCCAAATAATCCTTCCAGAACCCATTTGTGTGTCTGAGTTCCATCGAGAGTTCCAGTA